CACGAGGCATTAGGCTACAAGGTTCCCAACGAGTTTTACTTTGCTTGCTTCGCTGCTTAGAATAATTCTGCTTACTGCCACTCTTAAAATTTTAGAACGTGGTCTTGACAAGGGGCCCATTATAGGCATTACAGGCCGGGCAGCTAAACGTCGCTGAATGCGAATTAAAACGGGATATTGATAATTTACGGACAGAAATAGAGGTGCCCAATGAATGAAAGTGAATTAATCACGCGGCTTGGCCGCATCGAAATGCAGCTAACGAATTTGAATCGCGATGTAGTGGCCGCCCTTGAGTCTGGAAAATCAGCGCACCATCGTATCGACGATTTAAAGCACGATATTTGTTGGACGTTGGGAATAAGCGTTACAGTTGTGGGGATTTTTGCATCGATACTGACTTCATTCCTCCAGCATGTATAGAGAGGGCGGCGACGTTACACATGGATAAATTAAGAAAACTCCTGGAAACAATCGTCGCGAAGACGGAACGCTTGAAAATCGTACGCGCACCAAAAATCATGATCTATTGGTTTTTGGTGCATGCACTGCTATGTATCGTTTTGTTTATCGGCGCGTGGATCTACGATTGGATACAAACCGGCCGGGGAAATCTGCAAGCCATGACAATTTTCATTCAAACATTGACGTCCGTGTCGTTCATCGCGGCCGTTGGATTTTTCGGCAAAGCTTTAATCGATGACGACGATGATGGCGTCCCGGACGAATTCGAGAAAGGGAAGGATGATAAAAAATGAAATATCAGAAAAAGCCAATTATCATTGAAGCATATCAAACGAAGGAAGAAAAAACCATTCATACGCTGGAAGGTGATATGAAAGCCTCTATTGGAGATTACATTATTACCGGGGTTAATGGTGAGCAATACCCCTGCAAGCCCGATATTTTTACAAAGACTTATGATAGAGTAAAAAAAGACCATTTGACCTTTGGCGATGCTTTAGCAGCTATCAAAGGGGGTAAACGATGCGCGCGAAAAGGTTGGAACGGCAAAGGGCAGTACATTGAATTGGCTAGAAACATTAGTTATGTAACCCCTGACAACAAAGTTGTGAATGCCATGCACGAGAACATTGGAGATTGCGCCATTGCATTCGTCGGTACGTCAGGAACCCAACTGGGCTGGCTTGCCAGCCAGGCGGATATGCTGGCTGAAGACTGGTACATTCTTGGATGATGAGGTGATAACATGAAACAGGGATTCGATATCTCTTACTGTCAGCCGGAATTTGATTTTGATGCAGCTGCGCAAGAAGGGTATGAATTTTGTGTCGTTAAAATGAGCCAGGGACGCCATGATGGCACAATTTACGAAGACGATTATTTTCAAAGTCATATTAACGACGCCATAGCAGCTGGTCTGTCGGTTGGCGTATATCACTTCTTTGGCGCGACCAATCCGGATGACGCACGGGCCGAGGCCGAGGCATTTATTTCGCTGTACCGCTCATTAGTATCGCCTGGCGTCACGGATGAAGTCGGTGTCTGGCTGGACGTCGAGGCCGAACCTGGCCAGGTACTCGATGGAGTGGATCCGGCTACATTGACAGCGTCGGTGTTTGAATTCGTCCTTACTTGCAATCAAGCAGGCATTGACATTGGCATTTACTGCAATTACGATTGGCTGACAAATCGTATCAACTTGTCGCAGTTTGCCGACTATGTAAAAATTTGGTTGTCTGAGCCAGACGATGAACCATACTGGAAAAATGAACATCCGGAACGATTTGTCAAGATTTGGCAAAATTCTTTCGCTGGGTCCGTTGGTGGTACATATCCGGTCGATATGGACGTGATGTACGATGAATGAGCGTATCAAAATTTTTCTGCATGACAATTGGAAATTTTGTCTTTCTATATGCCTGTTTACGGTGCTTTTTATAATCTTCATGATAAATTACATGGGAAAAGAAGAAAAACGCGTCACAGAGCCAAATACGGTAAATTATGATGATTCGACTAATTCAAAGGCTATGGAGAAACAATTAAGCGTCAATCCGGGAGCATCAAGAGAAATTACACGGCAAATTGAGCGAATTCACGACGGAGATGTACAGCCAACTGTCACGTATACCGTTGATGCACCGACAATATATTCGGCAGCGGAAAAAACTGCCAGGCAAATTGAAGAAGGCGACGCTACACTTCCAAAACAGGCACTAGAAAAGACGGACCGAACCGCTGTTACGGCTGATCCGAAAAAGCAGACTGTTGATGTGTACAAAATCAATTTGAAAGATAATCACAAAATCAAGGCCGGAATCATGACAGCCGGTGGGAAAGCATACGTCGGCGTCGGCTACCAAGCCGGTCGTTTTGAAGGCATGGCGTATACAAAAAACGGGCACGGGCTCGACGCGGCATCCGTATCTTATACAATTAAACAATGGTAAGGTAATCCCCCACCCTGGGCGCGGTGTACAATCGCAGTGCCCAGAAAAATAAGAAAAGCGGCGCCCATTCCATGGTGAGTGGGCACCGCTTTTCTGTATCACATCAGCCTTTCGTCAAAAATTCGTCAAAAAAAAGAAATGAAACTACGTGAAAATAAGTGAACCGTTTTATGCTTTGAACGCCAAAAACCGCTATTTTCCTAAATCTACTGGAAACAGTTGCAAAATAGGCGCTAATCACGGTATAATGTGATATTGAAGGCATTTGGCCCATTATACCGCATGGTTGAGCCATTCTTGTTTAAAACGGCAAAAATTCGTCAAAAATTTCTACGCAAAAATTTTTTCAATCGACTGCGCTGCCTTACGTCTCATGTCGTCTGTGTAATCGACGTAGACATTTAAAACAGTGGTGACTGTGTCACCGAGAAGCGCCGCTACGGTCTTGATGTCAGTGCCGTTGGCCAGCAGCATCGTTGCATAAGTGTGACGCAGGCTGTGAATGGATGCATCCGGGACGATTTTCTTGATATACCCATCGAGTGATTTATGCAACAATTTGTGTGGAAACAGCTGACCGTTTATTTGCCGAGGCTCTACATGGCGATACTCCAGCAGAATTTGCTGCAGCTTGGCCGGAATTGGGATGACGCGATGTCCGGCGGCTTTGTTTTTGATATTCATGATTCCACGCTTCCTGTGACCAATACGGCCATATTGCTTGGTAACACTAATTTGGCGCTCTTTTAGATCTACGTCGCTCCAGGTAAGCCCCATGATTTCGCCTAAGCGCATCCCCGTGTACCCGGCAATGGCACAAATGGTATAGTACTTTATCGGGCGGACCTTCATGCTTTCCATGAGCCGGTCGAATTCGTCCTGCGTCAGCGCCCGGATCTTGTGCCGTCGGTTCAGCTTCCTGGGCTTCAAGTGGATGGCTGGGTTATCCTGCCGGAGATGGTAGGGCTCGACAGCGTGGGACAGGATCATCTTGAGGCAGGTTACATAGAGCTGGTAGCTGGCGTCAGCACACTGCCAGTTGCTCATCGCCTGCTGGATGTCCAGATAGGTGATTTTGCGGACCGGCATAGACAGGAGCTTCGGCCCGTAGTTTTTCAGGGCGTAGCGGTAAGCCAATACGGAGTTGTACGTCAGGTTGCGGCTGCGGAAAACGTATTCAGCAAATTCGGCCAGGGAGATGTCGACGAGCTCCGGCGCAATGGGCTGGCTCTTCATCACATCGAGTACGTCGGCCAGCAGCTTTTCGCCGGCGGCTTTGGCCGCCTTCTTGGTGGCCAGGCCCTGGCGTGATTTCTGCTTCCATCGGCCCGCCTGGTCTTTGTACGACAAGATGACCTGCCAGCCGCGGTCTTTTTCGCGGTACGAAAAATGGTAGTTCAAATCAATCATAAAATAACCCCCTTTGCTAAATAGGAGGCTGACGTGATATACTAATAGCGTAAATCAGCCTCGCACAGTGGATTTACAACGCCGCCGGTGTTCCAGCACTGCCGGCACATTTCCAGGTATCGTGTTCCAGCACGATACCTGGATTTTTCTTTCATTCTGTATGTTTTCATGTTATAATAGTAAAGAACCTTTCGCCGGGTTCGCCAAACAACACAAGATGGGGCGGGGTAGCTGCATACCGAGCCCCAATGAAATGATAGCGTCGGCCTACACGGCTGGCGCTTTTTGTATGCAAAAAAAATTAAAGTGTCGAGTGGGCAAATTGCCCACTACCAGTACGGCAAATTGCCCACTACCCAGTACGGCAAATTGCCCAACGACGTTATCCAAAAATAAGGTACAGAACGAATAGAACTATGACGATGAGAACACCTAATCCAATTTTATTGTTCCTTGACTTTTTAGCTTCATATGCTGCACGTTCATCTGGAGACATGGCGGCTAATCGTCGTTCGTATTCTTCTTTAGCTTCCCTGGCCTCTTTTTTTACCATTTCGCTTTTTTCATCCATAGTTCTAATATGTTTTATTTCACAAGGCGTGGAATATATACCCAGTAACCATTTAAATGTATCCTGGTCAACCGTGGCCATGATATTTTCCCCACTTTTCATAGTGATAGCGATGACGATTTCTTTTTTATTACCGCCGGCAAGCAGGCCGGCGATGGCGCCTACACCACCCAATGCTAAACCACCAACAAGGCCCCAGCCAGCCTTACCAATGAAGCTCTTTTTATTTTCTTCTGTAACCGGCTGTATGCTGGCAATGTTTCCAGCCAATGGAATGTATTGGAACCCGCCGTCAATATAACGGAAACAATCTTGATGATCTTCTCTTGCTAATTCACATTTTGGGATATTACCACCAAGAAATTTAAATTTGTGGCTCATAATAAAAACCCCTTTCGAAGTAAATAATTAAAATTTTCTTGTTATTTCCATGACCTTCTGCTTTCGATAACCTTGCCTAAAATCCGGACAGGAAGAGACTCAATTTGCCGGTTGGAATAAAAATGGGGTTCATATACATCCGGATTAAAGCCATAAAGCATAATGCCACCTTCTACTTTCTTCACTTGTTTTATAGTGGCCTCATCTCCATTAACCAAGACGATTGCAATATCTCCCGTTTCTACATCTTCTTGTTTTTTTACAATAACAATATCGCCTTCTTCCAATTTGGGTAACATTGAATCACCCTTGACTTGCAGTGCGAAGAATTCGCCTGTGGCGGCGAGCTCCGGGGTGATTTCCTCGTAGTCCAGGATCTCTTCCACGGCTTCGATGGGGATGCCTGCCACGACGCGCCCCAGGACCGGGATGCGGACGCCGCGGCCTGTGGGGGAACTATCCTTCGACGTTTCTTCCAAGAAATAGCTTTTCCCGACATGAAAATGATCAGCGAGTTTTTGGATGATCCCCATTCTAGGCATAGATTTACAAAGAATCCACTTGCCAACTGTCGACTCGCTGACTCCAATGATTCTTGACAATTCTACTTGATTAATGTTTTCTCGTTGCATCATCTCTGATAATCTTTTACTAAATAGCTTTCTCATTTCTTCTTGTGATAATGGCATATAATCACTTCCTTGACGAACGATTTATGTTCTTATTATAGAATATGATTCCGATTTTTACAACAAAAAGCCGAATTAACTAGAAAATAATCCTTGACACTAGAATTATTTTCTAGTAAAATATGTACAGAAGTTAAGGAAAGGGGTGATATAAATGCCGGTACAAATTACATTAAGAGCCGCACGAGTTAATGCTGGTTTGACCATTATACAAGCCGCCAAGGCTATCGGAGTAGGTAAAGACAGGATTATCAAATGGGAAAAAAATTCCGGATTGGTTAATCCTATCTACCAGAAAAAGATTTCCAAGGCGTATAAGATCCCTATTGATTGTATTTTTTTTGGATAATGACTAGAAAATAATTCTAGTAAATACATGAAACTATGAAAACGGAGGGACTGAATATGAAGGAACTTGTAACCGTTTATAAACATCAACTCGTTACGGACAGCCGGCAGGTAGCTGACCGGTTTGAAAAAAGCCATAGGCATGTGCTTGACGCAATTCGGAACCTTGAAAAGGGTATGCCGAAAATTGGGCAGACCCCCATGTTCTACGAAACAACATACGTCAATGAGCAGAATGGGCAAACCTACCCAATGTACCTCATGAACCGAGACGGCTTTAGCCTCTTAGTTATGGGCTTCACGGGAGCAAAAGCCCTGGAATGGAAACTGAAATTCCTCGAAGCTTTCAATGCTATGGAAAAGGCCATCAAGACGCCGCAGATTACGCCGAACCCGCATTACCGGACGCGGATGATCAAGACGGCGGTCAAGGATGCGGCCGATACAGCAACCATGATCGTCGATACCTTTGGCGTCAAGAAACCGATGGCCATGACCGCAGCCATGCAGATGGTCGGTAAAGCCTATGGCGTGGATATGACACCGCTGAGGCAGTTCATCCCGGCGGAAGACAGTCCATCGACGCTGACACCGACAAAGATTGCTGCGGAACTCGGCATCTTGAACAGCAAAGGGAATCCCAGCCCGCAGACAGTGAACGCCATGCTGAAGGACAAAGGGCTTCAAGAAAAAGTTGGCAATGATTGGGCGCCTACCGCAGCCGGAAAGCCATATTGCGAACGCGTCCCGTATACTCGCGGAAACGGGCACAGTGGCTATCAGCTTCTCTGGGGCCATCACATCCTCGAACTGCTGAAAGATGGCGACCAGGAAGCGGGGCACTAGGAGGCGAAAGGAGGGAATCATATGAAGCCGGTTATCTCGATGAACGAACTTATGAATCGCTGGGATTTGAGCCGGACAGCCATCACCAAGATGGAGCAGGACGGCCTGCTGAAGCGGCTCAAGCTCCCAGGGGTCAGGTACAGCATGAAATCCGTATTAGAACTGGAAGGAATCGATTCGAAGGACTGGACGCACAGCCCCTTTGAATGGAGAAGGCTCAAGGATGAGCTGGCACGGACCCGGCAGGAGCTGGAGCGGTGCCGGACCTTCATCAGCCAGCTGTCGGCGAATATGAGCCAATTTGAATACGAAGAAAGGAGAAAGTCGAATGAAGACCATGAAGATTTACGAACGTGGGTTGACCAGGCCAAAGCGTAAGCCTCGTTTCCGGATGATCCGGACGGGGCTGGCCATCGTGGCCGCCTTAGGAGTCGGGCTGTACCTCGGCAGCACGACGCCCTGGTCACATGCCGAAACCATTGTGAACGATGTAGCTATCATCCACGCCGTCGACACAGACGAAACACTGTGGGAAATCGCTGGCCCTATCGCTGACAAGACCGGGCAGGATATCCGGGAGATCATCTACCAGATTCAGATCAACAACGATTTGGGACCGAACCCAACGTTGAAGCCTGGCCAGCGTCTGGTCATCCGCTACTAAAAATGGCCGCTGTCCGAGCTACCAGACAACGGCCACATACCAAAAAAATTCAACTTCATTATACCAGAAAAAGGAGAGGAAAACCATGAAGAATCAAAATATTGAGGCCCAATTCTACGAAAAGTGCAGAGATTTGCAAGATTTCGCCAAGAGAAATGACTATACCAACTTAATTGTATTTACCCCTAAAATCGACATCGAAAAGGTTCAGCAGCAGGGGAAGGGGAAAGGACGCACAACCCCGTCTGTATCGGTAAACGGAAACCTTTTGGAAGTCTACTGCATGATGTACGCGGTCTTGATTAGTATGGCGGACGATGCCAGCCTGCCGCTGAATACCCTCATCGACGAATTCAGCCGCTTCTGCTACGAACGGGACTTCCGGATTGCAGAAAGGAGCTGATTTTATGAAGCTAATTCAACTACACCTGGAAAACTTTCGGGGCATCAAAGAGTTAGATCTGAAATTCGACGGCCAAAATGCCGCTATCTATGGGGCCAACGGATCCGGAAAGACCACCGTGGCCAACGCTATTATTTGGACCCTCCTGGATATGCCGGCGACAGGGGAAAAGGACTTCAATCCGAAGACTGTTGGGGCGCACGACCTGCACCATGTCGCTGAACTGACGGCCCAGGCGGATGACGGTTCCCTTCACACGCTGAGAAAAGACTTCTTCGAAGTATGGACGCGGAAAAAGGGAGCGCAGAACAAAGAATTTTCCGGACACAAAACGGAGTATAGCATCAATAGTATTCCGTTTAAGAAAGGGGCTTACAACAAAGCAATTGAGCGCCTCTGCGGGACCTCGCTGGAGAATGTCAAAAAGATGATGGTTTCAGGCCATTTCCTGGATGATCTGAGCGTCGATGAACGTCGGCAGACCTTGTTCGATATTTGTGGCGATGTCAGCGACGACGAAGTCATGCAGGCCGAAGGGCTGGAAGACCTGCCTGCTTTCCTGGCTATCCCAGGGACAGACGGGCAGACCTATGACACGGCAGAATACTTGAAGATGGCCAAGGCACAGCGTACGCAGCTGAATAAAGACCTGGCGCTTGTCCCGGCGCGAATCGACGAAGTTGATAAAAGTATCCGGACAGGCCCCCCGGTTCCGGCGGAAGAAGTGGAAACGCATCGGGCGAAGTTGGTCAACCAACACAAGGCCGTTGCCTTGGAGCTCAATACAATGATGAGCCAGTCGGGTAAGTCCCAGGCCATCGCTGCGGCAAAGGCCGCCTTCTCGGATGCGGCCCGGGCGTATGATGAGAAAATTCACCAGCAGAACGCTGGGACGTATCAAAAGTTGGAGGCCATGGCCGCGAAGCGCCGCGAACTGTCTGGCCGGGAAGAAGACTTGCTCAATCAAATAAAATTGCTGGAAAAGGAACATAACAGGCTCTACGACATGCGTAATGACCTGCTAAAGGCCTATGCCGATGTCGATGCCCGGCAATGGGACACGGGCCTGGAAGTATGCCCGACGTGTCATCGGGAACTTCCGCCGGGACAGATTGCCCAGCTGAGAGATGAATTCAACCAGAAAAAGAGCCGGGAAAAAGAAGCTATCAACGAAAAAGGACAGCAGTGCAGCAAGACGAAACTGGCGGATCTGGAGCAGAAAATCCTGCCTTTGTCCGAATCGCACAAAGCGGTAAAAGCGGAGCTGGCCCAGCTGATGAAAGACTTGAATCAGCTGAATCAGTCGCTGTATAAGTTCCCGCGCTTCGAGGGAACGGATGAAGCCAAAGCCCTGCAGGTAAAAATCAACGACGCCGAATCCGCAGAAGACGTTACGGCAACGGAAGCGTATCAAAATCTGAGCCGCCAGGCAGCAGAATTAACCGATAAAATCCGCCGCGCCGATGTGACCTTAGCTGCCATCCGGGCCAATGATAATGGCCGGGAACGGTTACGGGAACTGCGTCAGCAGCAGACGGACACAGCGGCCAGCTTGGAACATGTAGAATATGGCATCCACCTGGTCGAAGAATTCTCGCGGAAAAAGGCGGCCATGGTAACCGACAAAATCAACGCCCGATTCAAAAGCGTGCGCTTCGTACTTTTTGAGGATCAGATTAATGGCGGCCTGAAGGAAATCTGCGAACCGACCATCCAGAACGACGCTGGACAATGGGTCCCGTACAAAGCGGCCAATACGGCTGCCAGGGTGAACGCCGAACTGGAAATCATCAGCGTGCTGAATGATTTCTATCACACAAACCTTCCGGCCCTCATCGACCGGGCCGAAAGCATCAGCCATCCAGCGGCTATCCCACAGCAGACTATCCGGCTCATCGTATCGCCGGATGACAATACTTTGCGATTAAACAAGGAGGATTAATCATGGCAGAATTAGCAACTACACAGAACAACTCAATGGTTACGCCGGGCTTCTCTAGCCTGGCCGGGTTTGAAACCCTGCAGCGCATGGCACATCTTTTTAACGAATCCACGCTGGTCCCTAAACAGTTCCAGGGCAAGCAGAACTTCGGGAACTGCGTTATCGCGCTGAATATGGCCCAGCGGCTCAATGCCGACCCGCTGATGGTCATGCAGAACCTGTATGTCGTATATGGCAACCCTTCCTGGTCGGCCAAATTCCTGATTGCCATGTTTAACCAGTGCGGTCGCTTTAGCTCCATCCACTACGAAGAAGTCGGGAAGCCCGGCACTGACGGCTGGGGATGCCGCGCCTGGGCCTCAGAAATCGCCACGGGCGAACGCGTCGAAGGCCCTATCATCACGATTGGCCTGGCGAAAAAAGAAGGATGGTACGACAAGTCGGGCAGTAAGTGGCAGACGATGCCGCAGCAGATGCTACGCTACCGTGCAGCCGCCTGGTTTATCCGGACGACGGCGCCGGAATTATCCATGGGTCTGCCGACCCGCGACGAAGCTATCGACATCGGATCGGAAACACTGGGCGCCGAAGAAGCCCAGGAAGCGATGGACCAGGAAATAGCCGCCCAGGCCAATAAGACGCCGCTGCCTATCGACGTCCGGAAAGATGTCCCGCAAGACATCCCGGCCACTGCAGCTGCCAAACAACCCGAACCGGAACGGGTACAAGGGCCGACCTTTTAGATGAAGATTGATGTTCTCGCATCCGGGAGCACGGGTAACTGCTATCGCATCAGTGATGGTGTGAACTCCCTGCTCCTGGAATGTGGGATACCCTTTACCTGGATCCAGCGCGGGTGCCACTATTTTACCAGCAGTATTTCCGGTTGCCTGGTAACGCACCGCCATGGAGACCATGCCCGATGTGCCACCGAAGTCATCCGCCGCGGAATCCCGGTTTACGGGCCCGAAGATGTCGCTAAGCAATATCCCGGGACCAGAGTTCTGGAGCCGCTGAAGCGGTATGAAATCAACTCGTTCGAGGTCATCCCTATCAGCGTATCACACGACGTGCCGTGCTATGCCTATATCGTGTATTCGGAGGCTACCCGGGAGACCTTGGCGTATATCACGGATACGCCATACTTGCCTAATACCATTCCTGGTATCAATTACTTGATGGTAGAAGCCAACCACAGCCGAAAATTGCTGCGGGACCATGCCACGCAAGGACTCGTGCAGCGACGTCTGGCAGAACGGATTGTAAAGACCCATATGAGCATCGAATCGGTCGTGGAGCTCATCAAGAGCAATGACATGACCCAGTGTAAGCAGATACACCTGCTCCACCTTAGTGCGGCCAACAGCAATGCTGTTGAATTTAAAGCTGAAATCGAAAAGCTGACGGGAATCGAGGTATACGTGCATTAGAAAGGACTGTTATGGAAAGACTAAACATCAAGTATATTGACCAAATAAATGCTTTCCATGGCTGGTTGTTAACGAATCCGATTCCAGCGTCGGCGCGGATTGTTTGGTTTTCATTGATACATTTCTGCAATAAAACCGGGTGGAAAGCGGAATTCAATCTGGCCATGTCGGCGCTGGAAACAGATACGGGATTAAGTAGGCGGACTATTGAGCGCGCCCGAAACATCTTGCAGGAATCGGGGTTGATCCATGTGAAAGCAAGGGCAGGGAATCAATCGCCTATTTATAAAATCATTCCTTTTGTGCGTCAATATGACGCACAAACTGTCGCACAATCTGGCGTACAAACTGCCATTGACGGTCATGATGACGCACAATCTGCCGTACAGTCTGTCGCACAATCTGACCACATACCTAGACATAAAGACATAAAGACTAAAGACAATAGGGTATACGACGACGTCGGATATAAAGAGGTACTCAAAGACTATCGAAAAAACATCTACCCCATGCCCGGGGAGATGGATCTAGAAAAGCTCAAAGCTATGGTCGATGACTTTGGAAGCGACATTGTCGTGAAGGCAATCAATAGGGCCGTAGTCCGGAACAAACGAAGCCTGGCGTACATACGTGGGATTTTGAACCACTGGCAAGCCAACGGATACGATGACGAAGGCGCGAAAGCGAAAGAGAAGGACCCGCTGGCAGACCAGTACAAGAAAATCCCGTTTTAGGAGGGAAGCAACATGGCAATCATTTCACAGGCGCTGACAGACATGCAGCGCAGCCGAATAAAGGCAAAAATAGAAAGGGCCAGGGCTATGGCCGATACCCGGAAGAAAGTCATACCGGAATTTGCTACACCACCGGACGGGATTCAGTGCCCCCGGTGCGGGAATACCGGTTGGATCTATCAGGTCAGCGACGACGGGTACGAAAGTGTGACGGCGTGCCCGGATTGTTATGAGCGGCGCCAGGTAGTCCGCCGGCTCAAACACAGCGGTATCAGCCCGCGGGATTATGCCCGCTTCACCCTGGCCAGCTTTGACCCGGGGAAAACCGCCGACAGCGCCAAAATGCTGGCGATGGTCAAAAAGTACCTGGCAGAGCATACCGACGGAGGCCCGGGATTTGGTGTATTCGGCAGCAGCGGCATGGGTAAGACCCACATTTGTATTGCCGTGTGCCAAGAGCTGACGCGGCGGTACCATGAACCCCACTATTATTTCTCGTACCGCAGTATCATGCCGGGGCTGGTAAAGGCCGCCAAAAGCTTCCAGGGAGATTACGAAGCGGCCATGCAGAAATGGACGACGTGTCAGAACCTGTATATCGATGATATGTTCAAGTTCTCAGGTAAGCAGGTAGGCGACCGGCTCATCATGGATCAGGACGAATTACGCGTCTTCTTTGACCTCATCAATGCCAGATATTTAAACCACAAGACGACGCTGTTCAGCAGCGAATACACGGTCAAAGACATAGCGGCCATTGATGGGGCCCTGGGAAGTCGGATCTACGACATGGTCAAGCCGTATGGCCTGGCCGTGTCCGGACCGAACCAGCGGTTGGTAGGATGAAAGGAAGTGAAAATATGACAGACGAAGAAAAAGACATACTGAAGAAACATCTCAGATATAGGGCAACGGAGTATTACCGCCGGTATCTGGGATGTGGAGACGTAGACGAAGCGGAAGAAGCCGACAGCGCCTACGATACCGTGACAATGCTGGCCTATGATCTGTTACGGACGGAACATTCGGCCCATTTGGTGAATAAACTCATAGACGACATTGACGAACAGGAAGAGCAGAAAGCAAGAAAAGAGGCGAGAAGATGAATAAGTACAACAAGGAACACTACAGCGACCCGACACCGCACGATGCCATGAAGAACATCGCCAGGGAAGAGCGGGCCGCGGCCATGGCACCGATTCATATTGTCATTCTCGGTGAGCCAGTAGCACAGGGGCGGCCGCGCTTCAGCCGCCATGCCGGCTATGTATCCACGTATGATCCGGGGAAATCCCGAAAGTACAAGCAACGGATTTTCGACGAAATCTGGGCACAGATAGCTACACGGAAAATCAGGCAGATCCCGCCGGGCGTTCCGCTGCATGTGACGGTCATGGTCTACCGGGGTATCCCGAAAAGCTGGCCAAAGAGCAAGCGGGACCGGGCCATCCTGGGGGACATCCGCCCAACGTCACGGCCGGACACGGATAATTACATCAAAATCGCCATGGATGGCCTCAATAAGGCCCTTTTCAAGGATGACAGCTATGTCGTATCCATCCGGGCCGAAAAGCATTACAGCGATACCCCGCGCATGGAAATCATAGTCAGCCAGCTGACATTGGGAGATGTGGACCATGCTTGATCGCTCAAAAGAGGCCACCAGGATGCGCCAGGCCGTTTTGGCGGGACTGCTATTATTTTGGGCCGCGGTGGCTGCTGCTATTTATTATTGGTAGGAGGATTCATGAATAAATTCAGAAGTAAGAAACACTATATCATGACGAAAGCATGGCAGCGGTCCAGCGTGGGGCACCCGGTGAGAAGCCGGTGCCGCCATGCTAAACGGAAAGCGGTCTGTGGGTACCGTTACAAAGGTGGTAAATAAAACGTTTTAGTTTCGCCGATACGGATTTTTTATTTTATTCACGATAATTTACACATAAAGAGGTGAAAAAGGATGCATAACTTGATGCATGAAGCCATTAAGCAGAGAATCAGCAATGCCATGAAACGACATTACCATTACGCAAAAATCGAAAAGACGGGAGACGACGGCGTAAACCAGGCAGTTTGCGAAGTCATCGAAAGTTGGGGCTATAAAGTGGCACAGAATAAAAGTTTTATCATGGTATTGTTGTAAGGAGGAGACGCAATGACAGCACTTACGTATTTGGAACACGTAAGGACCCGGCGATTTTTGGCGAAAGAAGCACAGCAGGCAGTACGAGAAGCCCGCTTAGATAATTATGCTATCCGGTCGGCTAATGCCCCCGGTGGAGGCAGCGGCCGGCCGGGTGGCAGTGATTTGAGCGACTTGTATATCCGGCTGGAAGAAAAGGAGCTGAATGCAGCGAAGCTCTTGCTTAAATTGCAGAATGAGCAGGCAGAGGCCAGGGAAAAGATTTTGGCCCTACCGGACGACACGGAAAAAGCGGTGCTCATGGGGCGCTACATCAACGACCAGGATTGGCGGGCTATTGCAGATCATGCGTGTATGTCGCTACGGACCATCTACCGGATACACCGGGAAGCCCTGGGCAGTTTCGAGGAGCTGCATAAAGACTTCCTAAGCGCCGAAAGTTGTCACTAAATGGCAGTAGATGGCAGCGAATGGCACAAGCAAGAAGGCTACCAGTGTGCTATAATAGTAGCGTAGATGAAACGGCAAACAGGCAATGCCACGAGTTTACCATGTAGAGACACTTCTTAGATAGTACAGACACATACAAAAAAGCACCCGCCAACTGGTGGATGCTTTTTTGTTGCCTGAATTTAGCTGTAAGGATGATGGGGGACGATGAATGATGAAAACTTGAAACCTATCCGAAACGAGAAGGAAGCGAGAGAAAAAGGGCGAAGAGGCGGCCGGGCTTCTGGCCGGAAGCGGCGGCAAATTAAAGCATGGAAAGAGCTGGCACAAAGCATACTTTCCATGCCGATGAAAGATGGGAAGATTGATAAGAGAATCAAGAGCCTGGCCGACGCAAAGGGAAAAAATATCAGCGTACAAGATGCCATGATGCTGGCGCAGGCGGTGAAGAGCCTAAAGGGGGACGCTAGGGCCTTTGAGCTAATCACGACCCTGGCCGGGGCCTATGAAGAGCAGGCCGAACAGACGCCGACGGCACCTTCTATGGATGACACGAACTTGATTATACCGGCATTCGATGCACTGAGCGCCGATATTAAGCGCCATCTGCATACGCATTATTGGCTAAAGGGCGGCCGTGGCAGCACAAAGTCATCATTCATCTCTATCAAGATTCCGCAGCTGTTGGAACAGGACCCGGAACTACACGCCGTTGTTTTGCGTAAAGTTGGCAACACGCTGAAGAACTCCGTTTATCAGCAAATCGAGTGGGCCATTGATGCCCTGGGGCTGACTGACGAATTTTCATTCAAGAAGTCGCCTCTTGAAATCACACTGAAACGGACCGGGCAAAAGATCCTGTTCTTTGGTGTCGATGATAAAGCCAAGCTGAAATCCCTAAAGATGCCGTTTGGGTATGTCGGGGTGCTGTGGTACGAAGAACTGGACCAGTTCGCCGGCATGGCCGAACTCAGAAATATCAATCAGTCGTTATTGCGTGGCGGATCTAAATGCTGGTGTTTCTACTCGTTCAACCCGCCAAAAAGCCGCGACAACTGGGTCAACGTTGAACAGCTGACAGACCGTGACGACCGCCTGGTTACATCGAGTAATTACTTGCAGGTTCCACGCGACTGGTTGGGCGAACAATTCTTCCTGGAAGCGGAAGCACTGAAATTACAGCGCCCGGATCTGTACGCTCACGAATACCTGGGCGAAGTCACCGGCACCGGCGGCGACGTATTCGGCAACGTGGAAGATATGGCCATGACTGACG